ACGAGAGCCACCAGTACACCCCATATAACACGAGCCTAACCAGCTCGTGAATGTATTCCTAGTAGCATCAACAGTGATAGCTGTAGATACTCCCCCAGTAAGTCCAATCGAAGTTAAACCTGCTTGAACAGGAAACATCGGCAAAGCAAAAATTGAGGGAACACTCTGCAACTGCATAGCTAAACAAGGTCTACGAGTCAACTGGAGCAAATCTTTGACATTCTCACCAAATGTAGAAACATTTACTCTTCCAGACTGTTGAATAACATAATCTGTCATATTTTCACATGAAGGGCATGCTAATTCAAAGTCTGGACCTCCTCTCACATAAACGTTGTAGGGAATATTCGGAGGAGTACCAGTAAAGCCTTGAGCACTATCAATATAAACTAATACAATTCTTGTTTTAGTCGTGTCCAAACTGACACCACTATACATGTTGTCAAGATGGCCCAAAACAGATAGATAATTAGTAACTGCAAAATAAGGAACTTTAACAATTACTTCTGTTCTTCCACTAATATTTACCAGCGTGGTTAAATAACCTATGCTAGTAGTATAAGAGGAAGGAGCTGTTTGATTGGGAGGAACAACATAAATTGCAACACGCTGACGAAGAAGAGCATTAGCAACAAAAACGAACTTGTATTCTAATGATCCAGTCCAATACTTAAACATCGAACTAGCCATAGCTAATTTATGTAATGAGAAAGTGGTGTCAGTATTAAGAGCATGGATAGCCATTGGATGACAATTAAAGCCGTTGTTAACAAAATAGTTACTTGCTAACAACGACCAGTCTTTCACAAAGAAGTCTAAAGAAGTGTCATTTGGACGAGAAAGAGGAATCTTAGATCCACTAGTGTCCAAACAGACAGATGGGTCAAGAGACAACTTCTCAGAGAAATCAGGCTGACCTGAAACATAAGAAAGAGTTGTTTGCTGTCTCATCACTTCCACTGTTTGAGCAGGAAGAAGGGGACGAGAAAAACCCATAGCCTCAGCCACGTGGTAAGCTGCTTGAGTCATCCTATGATAAGGCGTGATAAAAGGAAAACTCCCTGCAGCTGTTCCAAGGAGGGTAGAAAGGTAACTAAGTGATCTAGAAATCCACCTAGAATCAACCTCCCCCATTTCTGCAAAAATAGGACCAAAGAGATCTACATCTTCATAAGAAGCATAAATATCAATTACAGGAGCAACTGGAGTAGCACCATTATTTAAGAGCGCTGGAACGACCTCAAAATGAGCTAAAACCCAGTCGTTGTCTGTAGAGATAGTCATAGCTGGACCAGTTTTAGGAAAAGGTAAACAGATAGACTTAGTACAGTACTGCTCATACTCAATAGTTAAATTGGGTAAACAAGAATACTGGACCATTAACTGTCTATTTGGTGTTCCAGTCATAAAACTAGGAAGAACGGTTGAAATAGAATACTCACTAGTTCCATGTTCTACTTGAGGATAGAAGAAAACAATAGTTTCTCCTAACATAGTAGGACACCCTGAATAAATGAGAGTAATTCTAAGACAACCTCTAAAGAACTGATAACCCGCTAGTTTCTTAAGAAAATGTGATTGCCATGTTGTAAAGATGGCTAAAGGAAAACTAGTGTAAGTACCTGCAGTTATAGTGGATAAAAGAACAGGCCTAGCAAGAAATTCTTTTAATTGAAGAGTAGGTTCACTAATCATCGAATAAAGAACAAAGTTACTAGTCTTTTCTTCTGTAATTTCAGAGTTTGGTGCCGAAAGGGCAACTAAAGGCTCACTCTGAATAGAGCCGTTATTAATAGTAGTCGTATTAATTTCAGTAAAAGCTAGAACCACACATGTCGCTTTTAGTTCATGTGATCGGTTTTTCCCTGGCTAGATTTCTCTAACTCATAAGAGACAATAGCTTTCTTG